GTACTTGTTTTTTCTTTGACTCTTTGTCTGCAAGAGTCATTGAAACCTTCTCTTTCTCTACAGATAATCTAGTTAAATTATCTTGAGCTTCTAAAATTGCGTCAGAATCTTGAGATTCAAAAGCAGTTTTTAGTGCAGCTTTAGCTTTATCTCTTTCCGCATCAATTCGAGCATTATACTCATTAAGATAATTTGTATCTGTTTCTTCAAATTGACTTTGAGCAGTTTCGTATTTACTTTTTAAGCCTTTTGCATAATCGACTGCAGCTCTTTCTCTACGTTCTGCTTCTTTAATTTGAAAAGTAAGTTTTTTTATTCTCTTCTGAACTTTTTCAGAATAACCTTCTAAGTCAGAACCTTCGTCTTCGATTGTTTGTTCAAACTTAGGTTGTGTTCTAGTTTCTTCCTTTTCAGATTTTTTAACTTCCTGCAAAAGTTCTTTTGCAGATTTAGGGTTTGTTACATCAGTATAACCTAAATCAACATCTTCTTTTTTTTCAAAAGCTGATGCTTCTTCTCTTGGTGTTTCTATACTAATTGTTTCTTCGTTTACTCCATCTGTATCTATATCTACAGTTTGTTGATTGTCTTCAGCCATTTTAATCCTCCTTAGTAATGGTGCAAAATATCAGAAGGGTCAGAAATAGTTGAAATGACTTCATCGTCATTTAAAACTCTAACTTCACCACCTTCAATTTTGAATCTTGAACCTGAATACCTACTAAAAATTACCCAATCATTTAGTTTGCACCAAGGTCCTTTTGGAAATTTATCTTTATCATGATAACAAAGATCTCCCATTTTTAGCACAAGACCACAGACGGTTGTCATCTGTATTGTCTCTTGTGTTGTATCAGATAAAAGAATTCCACCTTTGGTTTTTTTAGGACCTGCATAAGGCAAGACCAAAATTCTATAACCTGTTGGTGTTGGTAATTTATCTAATGTTGATTTACTGATCGCTTTTGGATCAAGGACTGTTTCGACTTCTTCTTTTGCCTTGTAGGCATCTAGAAGCGCTTCAGTCCGTTTCGGTGTCTCCGTGGACTTGTTCATCTTCATACTCCGTTTGTGACAGCAGGTCTTTTAGATCCTGTTGCAGATCTTCTAAAGATCTGATTTGACCTCTAACATATTGTAGTTTCTCTATGGTGTCAACACCATATATAGCGTGGTCTTTGAGTTGTTGAAGATTCTTTTTTATTTTTCTATAAACTAATGAGATTGTATCTATATCCATTATAACTTCTGCAGCATTATTTTATTTTGACCAGACTCCATAACATTAAAACCATAATAAACTAAAGCTTTACTTATGTCTTCCATTCCATATTTTTTGTAATCATCAAAAATAAATCTAGTGCCTTTTCTTGATCTATCTGCAAACCATACTGCTTCAGTCATAACATCTTTAGTCATATGTGGCCCATCAAAGTGTACCAGGTCATAGACCAGCGGTTGGGTTGCAAAGTAATTCATGTAATCAGTATCTTTCATATGAAAGAAAGAAAATTCTGGATGATCTGAAAAATCTTTTTGCATTTCTAATCTCATTTCATCAGTGTAGTCAGCTGTGTATTCTGGTGAGTTATCATAATGTTGGTATTTAAGATTTCCGTACGGATCAATACCAATATGCTTGTAATTTATTTTACCAATTCTAGCTCTTATTGAAAGCATAATAACTTTAGAGCCTAAGCCTTCTCTTACACCTATTTCACAAGTGGTAACTGATTTTGGTTCTTCAAAAAACGGAAGTGTTTCACACCATTTTTTAAGTAGGTCGTATTCTGTGCTATCTCCACGAATGGTCATAGCAAGTATATAGATTATTTTATATCGAGATGCAAATTAAAAAACGCCTTCGAATTTTCCACCTTTTACTGCAGCGCCCATGCCTCGACACTTAGCTTCACCACCGTGTTTAAATCTAGGTTTAGGTTCATAATGCATTTGCATGCCTCTTTCATCACTTATGATATAACCTTGAGCTTTTTCATCCATGTTTTTTTTAGCATTAATAAGCATGTTATGTCTTCTTTGTTTTTCTTCTTGACCTTTAGGTGGATCAAGATCTTTTTTAAAAGGATTTTTTTTATTAGTTTTTTTTTCCATTATTTTACCTTAGCAATTTTATTTTTGTTTATGCCTTCTTTTATCACATATTGTTGTGTACCGTTAGCCCCTGTTTCAACTTCTTTTTTTAGGTCTTTAAATAATAGCTTTTCTTTAGCAATCTTCGATTGCTCTTGTGAATATTTTTCTAATAATTTAGTGTCTCTCATATATATTTTTTATTTTACCTTGTGCTTTTAATTTTTTCAAATCCCCTTTAGTTAAAGGTGCTACAGAAGTTATTGTTGGTAACACTTTTGGTTTTCTTTTAAATAAATTTTTAATCGATTTCCACATTATGTCCTCACAAAGTTTGGTTTAGGGCCAGTGTTTGGGACTTGGCGCTTTCTGGCAACAGCACCCGCCTTTTGCGACTTTGTCATCGCTGTGGCTTTTGCAAGTGGTACGCACTTCGGGTACTTCCTTGATGAAGAGCTTGCAGATTTTCTTCCACACTCTTGATATTTGCCACCTTGTTTTCTCGCTCCAATGTCTACCCATTTTTCATTAAACCATTTTGTTAGTCCACCTGTTTTCATTGCAGGTACACAATTGGGAACCATTCGATTCCCTTTTTTCTTCATTCCTTTTTGTACGTAACCTTCCCAACATGATCCTTTTTTATTCATTAAAGAACACCTTTAAAGTTCATACCTCTAATTGCAATTCCACCACCTCTTGCTTTTTGGGGTTTACCAAAAGGAGTATGATACTCATGTCTCATTTCAAATTCTTTATTTGTTTCAGTTGGTTGTCTAACTGCTCTACCAGTATATGCTTTTAACATTCCTGATTTTTCTAAACGTCCTAAAGCAGATTGTGATCCTGCATTTACTGCCATTCCAAGTTTAGCTTTTTTTGGTCCCCAATCTTTTCTTTTAGTACCACTTGGATCTTTTATTTTACCCGCACAAATTTTAGATGCATAAGCATTTGCATATGCTGACGGATACACTTTAAATTTTCTTTTAGCAGCTGATTTGCCTCTAGCACATAACTTTGTCATTTCTTACCACCCATGTGTTTTAATTCTGTAGCTTTTATACCATACACAGCTCCAACTACAGCTACCCATAATGAAATTATCCACCATGGCATTGTTTGTAATTTTTCAAAATATAAATCTAGTTTCTGTCCAATCTCCTCATCTTCTGCAAAAACAGAATATGCAAGCAAAAACAGAGGTGATGAGAGAATTAATAAAATGAATTCGTCCTTCCAGTCTCCTTTTTGATTTTGAGCAATCTGTCCGCTGTACTCGATCTCTCCGCGTTTCATTTTTTCAGCATGAACGATTTGAGCCTCAGACATAATAATCTCTGATCTTTTTTTATTCTTATAAATTTCAGCTCCAGTTTTTAAAGCTGTGCCTATAATACTCCATGGAAACATAATGATTTATTTTACAGATTTCTTTCTTGTTTGTATAGTGCTAGGCACTGAATCACCCTATTGTATCTTCTAACCCCTAAATAAGGTGCTATTTCATGTAAAAAATTAATTGCTCTAGGACCACTGACTTTCCAACAAAAAGTTAATTTATTTTGAGACTCACGTTTTTTTTCGGAATAAATATTTCCATGACCAACAAAATCTACGAATCTTTGTATGATATCTCTATCGGTCATTTTAACTCTACAAGATAAACTAGATTTGTTAGTATTTTTTTGTGGGATCATGGTAATGGTGCCTTCACCTTCGAACACACCTGCTAGAAATATAAGCTGTTGTTCTCTAGACCAATTACTAAATATTCCATTAACTGGATTTTCTTTTTTTATATCTATTTTTGTTTTTGGAACCCTTATCCACAATTTTAATTCCTTGTGGGTTGGGACCTCTCTCAGGTGGTGGGCCATATCTTTTACCACCGCTTAAACCTTTTCTCATTTTTGTCTAATTTTATCTCTAGCGATTTCCAATCGTTCATCAGATTGAGAATCTTGTTGAGCCAATTTATCATAATCATATTCTAACCTTTGAGCAGCTCTTTGGTTATCTTGATCTGCTTTAAATTTAGTTTCTTCTACTTTTCTTTGTAGATCCATCGCTCTTAAATCAATCTCTTGTTGTTTTAATTTAATTAAAGGATCTTCTTTGTTTTGAGAAGCCATTTCTGACTGAACTAACTCTTGAGTTATTCTTGCAGCAACTCTTGCAACCTCAGCTTCAAACATAATTTCAAATTGTTGAGGGTCTTGTTGTGCCATCTGCGCCATTTCTGGGTTTTGCATAACCATTTGTTTCACTTCATTCTTAGCTTTGAAAGAAATGTGGTCTGAAATATGTGATTGTAACAATGCATAAACCTGTGGATTGATTTGAACCATTCTAGATTGCATAAATGCCATGTGTGCCTGTAAATGGGCATCATGATCTTGAAATTCAAACGCAGTAAGTAGTTGCATTTGCAACGCACGTGCATTTTCTTTCGCAGGATCTAGTGGTTCTGGTTGTTTTGGTGGTGGTTTAAGTATCGCTTCAATTTGTTTTGTCCCTAATGCCTCATAAACCCTTCTGTAGGCTTCATGAAGGTTGTGCATTTGCGGATTTGAGCTTGCAATTTGCAATTGTGTCTGTGCTAAAGTCACTCTTTGCGACATAGACATGATATTTGGGTCTGCAACCGGTAAAATATCTACTCGATTGTCAAAATCTTGTGCTTTAATCGTTCTAGGACCACCGTAGACATCGTATGGATACTCTGGGGGTAGTGATTCACCACAAATTCTTGCTAAAATCTTAAATTCAAGTCTCATTGCGTAGTAACAACGCTTGTGAACACCACTCATCACACGACTTCCACGCTCCATCAACGCTACTGTTGTACCAACAGCTCTGTTTTGGACATCGTTTCCAATATTTGAGTCTGTGATAGCAGCAAATTTTTGTCCTGCTTGAACTACAAAGCCTAAAAGGTTGTATAAAGTAACACTTGGTTCTGTAAAGGGTAAGTTAAAAAACTGATCTCGGATGTTTCCACCAGGTGCATCGACATCTCTGAACTCTCCAGGTTGAATAGGTTGGTCATCATCTCTTACTCTGATGCCTCTAGACTTAAATCCAGCAGGTAAATTTTTTAAAGTACCCGCATCAATCAATTGTCTTAGAGATTGAGTAGCTGCTAAAGACAAACCACCAATCATATGTGTTAAACCAAAGCCATAAAAACCTAATCCTGGTAAAAATTTATAATGAACAAAGTATTCTATTCGTGAATAAGTAATATCATTCGGTCTATAGTTTCTGTAAATAGATAAAATTTCTCCACTACCTTCATCGATTGTTACAATGTATGGAATTTTTATTTTCTTAGCTCTGTCATCAAAGTCTTCGTAATCATCTAAATTTAAATCAACGTGCATTTCTAGAATTGTATGCAAGTAATCATCGCCCGTTCTCTTGATTCCTTCTAATTGATTTAATTTTTTCTGAACATCATCGGGTTCTGAATCAGATTCAGTTAGTTCAATATCTCTATAAAATCCTGCTGCTTGTTTTTTAACAACTTCGTTTTGTGTCATCTTAATGACATGTGTAATTCTTTCGCTGTCTTTTAAATCGGATGCAAAGTACGGTACCACTAAATCTTCTGCGGGTACAAATTTAGAAACAGGTCTATCTAATAATGCATCGTAATAAATTTTTTTAAAGGTAGATCCAGATAAAGGTAAATAAAATAACATCTGATCCATATCTGTTGTATAATCTTCCATCTCCTCCATCAACAAATAGTTCATGTAGTCTTTAACTCGGTCTGCCTGTTGTTCCGTTTGCGGTGTTTGTAAACCAATAACCTGGGTTCGGACAGGACCATCTGATGGAACTAATTCTTTGTAAGCTTGTGCTTGGAATTGTGTAACTGATTCAGCTAACAATGGATGCGTGACACCGGATGCCCCTTTAAAAGGCTTGGTTACTTCTTGGTATCGAGTTCCTAATAAATCTAATCCTTTGATATAAGCTTCTTCCCATTCTTTTCTTGATAATTTATCTTTCTTATATTCATCTACTAATTCTCTAGCCATGTCCTTGAGCGTTCGCTCGTCCATCGCTTCTGCAAGATTAGCATTAAAATCGTCTTGGGGTCTTTCTTCGACTTCTTCTTCACCTTCAACCATAACTTCAGGAGGTAAACCATCTGGTTGTTCAACCACTGTTTCTTCGATTTTATCTTCTTCAGTAAATGTTTCGTTATTGTTTTCTACAGCCATGATTAATTGTACCTTATTGTGTTATATAAATCTACAACAAGTCCTCCTTGTGACTTGTAGGTTTTTTGAGTTTGTCTCATTACCGGAGACACTTTAATCGCAAATGCATCAAAATACAACCTTGGATCATTAGGTTCCATAAATTTATATCCTTCACTAGTTATCTTACTTAATTCATCTGACTCAGCACTTTTGTGATATTCACTTTTAATCTTCTTACCTTTTAATGGGTGACTATCTGGATATTTAAATTCATCTACTCCAATCTGTTTATAAGGCTTATACGGATCCGATAAAGATATTTTTGTAGGTCCTGCTTTTGTATTATAAAATCTAGCAACCTTACTCATAACATCTGGTAAAACTGCTTTGCCTTTTTTACCAATACCTTTACCATTTGCATAACCGTAAAATCTTTCGTTACCTTCTTTGAAGCCTTGTCTA